TACACTTGTATTAGTTGACCGCATTGCCGCAGGACAAGGTATTATTGAACGCTTGGGCGATAATGCAGTCATGGTGTCGGGTGCAACCAAAGCAAAAGCGAGACAGGATGAATATGATGAAGTTGCTGAAGCCACTGGGAAAATTATTGTTGCTACTTACGGTGTTGCCGCTGTGGGCATTAACATTCCCCGTATTTTTAATCTTGTGCTTGTGGAGCCTGGCAAATCATTTGTTAGGGTTATCCAATCAATTGGACGAGGCATACGAAAGGCCGAAGACAAAGACCACGTACAAATCTGGGACGTAACAAGTACCTGTAGGTTTGCCAAACGACACCTAACCAAACGTAAAGTTTTTTATCGAGAAGCCAACTATCCCTTTACACAAGAGAAACTAGAATGGAAATAAAGGTTGCACTTGCAACAGAATATGTTATAATAAACTTATGAGAATATTAACACTTGATAACACACCGTTTGAGCTGGACCATTTGCCCGAAGAAGTAGACGACATGCGTTTTGCCATACTAGATAATAGTAACCCACAAGACCCCGACTATCACTACATTCCTTTGATTTTTTTAGAAAGTTTCACAGCACCGGCCTTGGTTCTACGCATCGGCGACAATCGAGTTAAGATGCCAGTGGATTGGCAGATACTGATTGGTGAACCCGACCTAGGTGACCTAGAAGTACTGCCTCTGACTGCCATCAACGATCGCGGATTTAAAGCATTTCAATTCAATCCGTTGAGTAGTTTTAGACCCAGTTTTTTAGACATAGAAATAGTTGACGTGTATCAAGAAGTAACATGGTATGCTCCCAAGTTAAAAAATGGACAGATGTTATGTGTGCCCCTGGGCACTGACACAAAACCCGAATGCGTTTTCTTTGTCAAAGACATTAGTAGAAACTGTGAAGTATTGGACTATAACAAGGCCTGGTAATATGGGATTATTGACACCCGGAGTGCAGTACACTTATGAATACGAGCAAGGTACTGTGTATGCTCGCAGACCTGGAAAAGACCGGTTCATCATTGGTTGGAAATATGTGCCCATCAATATTGCATCAACACCTGTAGAAATCAATGAGTGATAAGTTAAGCATCAGCAACGAAATGTCACAGTTTGATTGTAAAAACCGTGAGTTCTATGACAGTCTATCCGATGAAGAAAAGAAAAAGTTCAGTAACTTTTTAATGATTCGTTATGGATCCAGCGTGACTGGCACTACAGATCTGCAACACTTTTATTTGGTATCTACCAATGAGCGACTCAACAAACATTTCTTTGCAATAAATCGTCACCCTAAACTGCAATGGTTATGCGCCACTAGTGTCAGCCCTGGCCTGGGCACTATGCGACACAATTGGATTGCTCCCAAGAAAAAAGAAGCCGGCGGCGCTGGTATTAAAAAACAAATAGCTGAATTGTATCCTAACATGAAACAAGATGAAGTAGAGCTCATGTCAGAAATTAACACTAAAAAAGAAGTTGATGCATACTTACGCTTGTCTGGTCAAGAAACCAAGAAATGACACACACCTGTTGCTATTGTAAAAAAAGTTTCGTTAAAGAAACCAGTTTAGAGATTCACATGTGTGAACCCAAACGTCGCTACAGAGAAAAAGATGAGCGTGGGGTACAACTAGGGCTAGGTGCATACTTGAGATTCTATGAAATTACACAAGGTAGTGCCAAACTAAAATCATTTGATGACTTTGTAGAAAGTCCATATTACCGAGCTTTTGTAAAGTTTGGTCGATATTGTGTGGATGTCAAAGCCATTAACCCTATCAGATTTACCGAATGGTTACTCAAGAATAACAAGAAGATTGACCATTGGTGTAGAGATACCATGTACACTGAGTATCTGACTGATTATTTGCGTGTAGAGAATGTAAACGATGCATTGGCTCGTGCCATGGAGTTTGGTCTTGACTGGGCAGAAAAATCTGGACATCCAGCCGAAGACTGCTTGCGTTACGGCAACACCAATGCCATGGTATATGCAGTGACCACAGGGCGTGTCAGTCCATGGGTTATCTACTGTAGCGAAAGTGGGCAGAAGTTTTTGAGTGAATTAGACGCAACTCAGATTGCAATGATATGGCCAATCATTGACAGCGAGTTCTGGGGAAATAAATTCAAAGATTACCCAGCCGACTATGAATATGCAAAAGAAATATTGACCAAGGCAGGGTGGTAACATGAGTGCAGACATTGATATTGACTTTGCCAACAGAGATCAACTATTACAATTGATTCATGCAACACCAGCACGACAATTGCATCAAGGACAAGTTCGTCGTCACAACAGCGGAGTATATGTTACCGATATTCCTTACGATGCTGTTAATAAATGCGCTGCCATTGAGTACGAACAAGCAGAACAACTGGGCTATTTTAAAATAGATTTATTAAACATGAGCGTGTATCAGTTGATCAAGGATCCTGCACACTATCAGACAATGTTGGCAACAACTCCACCGTGGGAACGCTTGTGGACTGATGCAGAATGGGCCAGCAAATTAGTTCACGTGGGCAACTACACTGACCTGTTAAACACCATGCGTCCTGACAGTATACCAAGACTGGCTGCACTAATATCAATTATCCGTCCTGGTAAAGCACACTTACAAAACAAATCCTGGACCGAAGTATTTGAAACTGTTTGGGATGGTGACGACAGTCGTGGATTTGTATTTAAAAAATCACATGCAATATCATATTCAATACTGGTAACACTGCATATGAATCTGCTTAATCAATCTTCCTGACCAGGGTAATACTTTTTCTTTTGGACTTTTTGCGAGCCATTTCGCTTAAACTGCACACCGGTCCGTGTAGGATTTCTAGATCTTTGTTGACAAAAGTACGCAAACATAAACGAAATGGATCCCATTCATTTTTCAAAAATATGTTAATGGGTATGCTACGGTTTGATTCCCACCACCAAACATTGGCTAACTCTAAAAACTTACGTTTGTTCTCTAAGCCCATAACACCGCCAAAATCGTAAATTGTAGTAATAAGATCATCTTGATTTTGAATAATACCTACGTATTCTTGGCTGGCATAGACACACAGCGTTATAAACGGGTATTTTTCAGCTAGTTTTGTGAATAGATCGTTGGACATATTGTTCGGATATTTATGTTCTAAAAATCACCGAAGGTTCAAAACGCTAAATAGCAAGTATGTATTCAACCACCGCTTACATTTACCAACAACGTACTCGTGTCTTAATGATGGACACAGGTGCGGGCTCCACTTTCACCTATAGGTATGATCCTGTGTACGCTAAAACTTTAACCATTAACAAAGGCGTTGACAATGTACTTTTGTTTGAATTTATCAACCAAGAAGAAAAACCTGTCAACATTACTGGTAGCACATTTGTATTTCGTGCAATCAGTCAAAACGGAGGAGAATTGTTGCTTGAAAAACCATTGGTAGCGTTGAGTGCTCCGCTGGGACGTGCCAAAGTCACAATCAACAGCGAGGACCTATGGACCATACAAGCTCAACCTGCACAGTACAGTATCAGTCGCACACAACCTGGCGGCCTGACCGAAGCTGTGTTTGTAGATGCCCAAGCTGGCGCACGAGCAGCAGTCAACATTCAAGACAGCGTACTACCACAGTTTATTCCAAGTAGTCCTTGCATTATTCCTACTATAGAAATCAGCAATGAAATACAAGCCGACGGGTTGGGCTATGCCGATTGGGGCAATCCATACTATGGTAATCCCACCGGCACAGGTGGCAACTATTACAATACCGGATTCAACACTGAATACTTCAGTAGCTATATCGAGCCCCGCGGTCCTGTGACCACTATTCAAATGACCTTGGACCAGTACACTGGCACTATCAAAATTCAAGGTGCAGAAAACTATCAAAGCCTTTGGTATAACGTTAGCGAAAGCCGTACATACTTCAACGAAAGTCGAACCATTTACTGGAATATCATTGGGTGGCATCCGTTGTTAAAGATTGGATTTAACAACAGTGTATTTGCCACGTATGATCCTCCTGGAGTGCCAGCATCGGCATACGCTATTTGCACAGATGGTGTATTAACCAGTGTTGAGATTCAAAATGGCGGCTCTGGTTACCTGGCACCTCCCAAAATTAGCATTGTTGGTAATGGTGCTGGCGCTGTTTGCGAAGCCGAAATCAACAACACCGGAGTAGTTACAGCTATCAATGTTATCGATGGCGGATCTGGTTATTGGCCAGTTCCGGCTGGCGCTGTAAACACAGCAGCCTTTCCGGTTCCTCCAGCCAATCAAGGTGCTTTGGTAGTCATCAGCACTGGCACCGTAATTGACATCTTTTACCGATAAGCCGTTGATTTTATTCAGCAGTCATGTTATAATTATAACATGATTGATGTGGTTTCCTTTTTACCCGGCAAGCGAAAACAAACAACAAGTGGTTGGATAAGTTTCAACGCACCCTGTTGTATTCATCGCGGCGATACACAAGATAAAAGGCAACGTGGAGGAATCAAACCCGGCACCGACGGATCCTGGTCATATCATTGTTTTAACTGTGGGTATACTGCCAGCTTTGTTCTGGGTCGTAACTTAACATTCAAAGCTCGTAAACTACTAGAGTGGCTCAATGTTCCCACAGAAGAAATAGAACGCATTAACCTCGAGAGCCTTAAACACAAAAGCATAGAAGGGTTACTTGGCGAACGTCAGGAAGTTGTCAATAAGTTACAAAATATTGAATTTGAAGATCGAGATCTACCGGCAGAAACACAAGAGTTAAATGAGTTTGCTAAAGAATATTTACAAAAGAGATGTGTTCCGTTGGACTATCCTTTTTTATACAAAACAATGCCAAGACGTGGCGTTGTGATTCCGTTCACACACAATAATCAAGTGGTAGGACACACTACACGTTTTTTAGACGATCGCACACCGAGGTACATCCAAGACATACAGTCAGGATATGTATTCGGCACAGACTTACAACATAACAATTGGCAATCAGTGATTGTGGTAGAAGGTGTATTTGATGCACTCAGTATCAGTGGCCTAGCAGTATTACACGCAGAGATCAATGATGCACAAGCAAGACTGATACGCAGTCTTGGGCGCGACATCATTGTGGTGCCAGACCAAGACGAAGCTGGCATGAAGTTGGTAGATCGTGCTGCGGAACTGGGTTGGGCTGTCAGCATGCCTGCGTGGCCTGTCGACGTCAAAGATGTGAACGATGCTGTGATTCGTTGGGGCAGATTAGCTACTTTGATAACTATAATGCAGGCCAAAGAAACCAGTAAAATTAAAATAGAACTAAGGAAGAAACAACTTGTTAAAAGACTACGGGCTTGATGTCCAAAAACTATTCTTAGAAATGATGTTGCAAGACGCAGAGTCGTATGTGCGTGTGCAGAACATTTACAATCCAGAAAACTTTGATCGCAGTCTTAGACCTGTGGCCGAGTTCATTGCCACGCACAGTAATGAATATAAAACATTGCCAGGCACAGATCAAATCAAAGCTGCAACCGGAGTAGAACTAAAACATATTCCAGACTTAAACGAAGGACACTTTGAATGGTTTATGACTGAGTTTGAAGGCTTTACTCGCAGACAAGAACT